TTGGATAAGCTATTATGTAAAATATGTACAGAACATTCGCAGGATATGGTTGAAAGGGAGTTTTTCAGTCATACTGGTTCAGATGGAAAGGACTACGAACAACGTGCTCGAGATGTAGACTGGAATGGAGGAACATGGGCAGAAACGATTTATATAGGCTCTGCAGATGCAAAGGCAGTTTATGATGCCTGGTGGAAGAGTGAAGATAATAGACCTAAGCTATTTGAAAAGAGGTTAAATAGGATTGGAGTAGGCATTGTTAATAAAACATGGACTGTTGTTGTAGGTTCAACGTATGAATATAGGTCAAAGTACTTTATCGTTGATTAACAAGGCTTTAGCATAAATATATGCATGAAGCCTTTATATAACTTATTGGGGCTCTTAATATTACTAGTTACACCGTTAGGAGCTCAACAATCCATTTCCAATTATGTTGGATTTGAAGTCGAAAGAGTTCGAGCGAATACTTTAACACTAATTGGTATAAATTCTTCCAGCCAGCTCGGAGGAGAACAAACCAGAACAATATCTGATCTATTTGGTTTTTACAATGATGCAGGCCTAACTCCAACTGCTGACGGTTCTGCAAAAGATGCTGATATTGTAT